GCTATTTTCGATCCCAGCGTCAATAGGTCTTGGGGTAAGGTCAGGAGGCGGCTGTATTAACGATTCTATGTTATCTATACCTAGGGCCGCGTACATGCGCCTGTAAGCTTCGTAGATACCTGTAGGGCCGTGTAGGTCAGGGTTAGACAACACCATCTGCAACAGCTCCTGCGCCATTGTAATGCGTTGTGACTGAGAGAAAATGTTTGGATCAGAAACCGGTACGATGTCTATGCGATCGTCAAAGTCAGTTGCCTTGACGTCACGGGGACCGGTGCCGGTTTCGTAGGCGTATTGGGGTGGCAAATATTCAGAAAATAAATTCGCCAGCAATTGGAATTCTAGTCTTTGAGCATAATGCAATCGCTTGTGGATTGCGCTCATAACCTTGGTGCCTTTTTCCAGAAGAGCAACTGTCGTGCCAACCGGCATTGCAGCATTCATATCGCCAACATTCATGTCCGCGATTGCAGCAAAACGCTTACCAGAGTCCACCAGAAGCCCTAGGAGCTGCATTAGAACAGAGCTTGGCTCCTTTATCGGCAGCGGAATAAGGTTCTCTCTGAGAGAGCCTCCGGTCGTGTCTATGTCCCGAAACTCTCCGGGCTGCAAAGGATCGTCTTCATCTCTGATCCGCATTCCACGCGCTTTGAATCCTGCCGGAAGGTTTGCCAAAGTACCCGCATCTATAAGCTGCCGCAAAATCGAAGTCGAGGCTTTGGACAAACCACCGATCATGTGGCTCAGACCTAACCCGTAAAAACCGAGTCCGGGTAAGAATTTATACTGAACAAAGTAGTTAATCTTATTCTTGAAAGGGTCGTCAGGACTGTAGTTTCTTCGTATAGCTAAGACAGTCTGGCTATCTTCGTCGATCGTCACGATGTAAGGCAGCTTCAGTCCTGTCATTTCGCCCGTGTCAGGGTCTGTGTCTTCAAATCCTTCTAGGTCCAGTATCGTGTGGACCTCGTAAACCGTGTGGTTTCTATCCTCAGAAAAAGATGGGCTAACACCTTCTATCTTATCTACTTGCTCTTCAACATCAGATATTTCTGTATTGTAAGTCGCATCCTTGATTTCTACGTTTGCGTAAAAACCGGACAACTGTTGTTTCTTGATTTCGTTGCGAGACATGCTGATTGAATGGGTAACTCGTTCAGCGCTAGACAGATCGCTCGCTTCATACGGGACAATTAGATCTTCTGGTGTGATGAACTTAGAAACCGCCCGATTCAACACGTTGTCAAAGTAAACCTTTTTGAAGGCAGATCCAGCCAGAGGCAGGTAAAACAACAACATGTCCAACTCAGGATCGTAATCCTTCATCACGTTCATGATGTAAAAATTCATAAACTCTTGGACTCTGTCAGCTTGAGTTTCGACCTCTGCTGTACGTTGCCCAATGATCTGGGTCTTTACCGGTCCTTTCGCGGGCAGCATTTCTTTGTAAGCTTGAGCTTGAAACTGCGTGGTCGCTTCCGCCAAAATCGGATGAATTACCCCAGAGCTTCCCTCAAACGGTTGAGATCTGGATTCATCGAATTTCATACCTAAATACTTGAGGCCATCTGTGTAGGTCTTTTCCCACTCACTTCGACTTTCTTTGTCTTTTTCGATAGAGCCAAGAATGTCCGTGGACATAATTGATAAGGTTGTGTCGTCTATGTAATCAACCAAGTTTGCATCGAAATCGCCAACGTCCATGGCTGGTTCGACTTGATCCATTTCGTCATCAATCAGCAACTCGGTTTGTGTAACAAGAACTTCATCCGCTTGATCTAAAAGGTCTTGTCTGTCTGGATCGACAGAAACGCTCATCTCCGATCCTGACAATTTAACGTCAGGGTCGCCGTAAGTTCCTGCCAACTGATCTCTTCTTTCGATAGCCATAGCCAGAGTCTATCCTGTTTTATTTAATAATACACCACACGCTTTTTTGGTAGGAGACTTATTTCGTCGTTGTAATCTTCGTTCAAAGACAAAAAGCCGCCTTGCCTAAACCGCATCAACGCCATGGTCATTGAGTCAACAAAGTCATCGTTGTCGCCGTATGGGAACGACGCGCATTCTTCAATTACTTCTTCCGCAAATGTTTCGTCTTCTGGCGCCCACACCATACCGCTTTCAAAGATAGGAGCAACGCTGTTCATCCGCGCAATCTTGTCTTGTCCTCTTGAGGGGGTGTAAGCGGTTACCGGTATTCCCATTCTACGAAGCTCATGGGTCAAGGGAGTCCCTGTAGCCTTAGCCTCGATCAGCACACAATCCGGCTCCCAGTATTTGTATTCGTCAAACGCAATCTTCTTCAGCTCAGGAAAATCCACACGCATGCGTTTTGCGTCTAACAAAATTATTTGATCTGGTTCGCCATCTTGCGGGCAGAAGATAGCCCAAGTTGTAATAGCGGAATAGTCGGCAGTTTCTTTTTTGCTAAACGCTGTGTCGTAGCTTTGTATGATGTAAGAATAACCGGGAACATCGCCCTCCCATTTTCTCCACCACTCACGCTTGACTATCGATCCTTCTTCCGCCGTGGGATTTTGCAACCATTGTGAATTCCACTTGCCGATCGGCAGCGATGCTTTTACCGACAAAAGCTCTTCTTTACGCCAGAACTCAGGCCAGAGCGGAGTTTCGCTCTCAGGCATGATTGCAGGGAACTCGACTACCTCCCACTGATCGGCATGGTCGTCGCCTTGCTTTTTCAATACTTTTCCAACCAGATCTTTTGTGGACCACCTCGTCATTACGATTATGATGATGCCTCCCGGCTGTAAACGCTGACGAGGACCGGAGGTGTACCATTCGTATGCCGACTCCATCGCAGTCGGGGACAAAGCGTCTTGCTCAGAGTGCGGGTCGTCAATAATCAAAAGGTCCGCACCTCGACCAGTGATAGCGCCGCCAACACCCGCCGCGAAAAACTCTCCGTCCTGATTGCTGGTCCACCGGCCAGCAGACTTGTTATCTGCTTCCAGCTTTATTTCTGGGAAAATGTGTCGATAGTCTTGGCTATCGATTATGTTCCTTACTTTACGTCCAAACCTAACCGCAAGCTCAGCGGTGTGGGTGGTCTGTATTATTTTTAAATTACCACGCAGTCCCATCATCCATGACGGGAAGTAAGTGCTTGCAAATTCAGACTTCGAGTGTCGAGGAGGCAAGCAGACAATAAGTCTTTTCAGCTTGCCTTCCGCAATCTTGTTAAACTTCTCGCCAATAATTTTGTGGTGTCGACCTTCTATAAAGTCCGGCCAAAGATGTTTGACATAGCTTATAAAATCTGTTCGACACGCATCCTGCTTTTCGAGCTGGTCGTATCGGTTCAGTAAGGCAAGAGCCTCCGACTGATCTTGCCGAGACAAGATGTCAAAGTCTTTTATGCTAAGTTCACTCAATGGTCGGAACCGGTGCTACCGAGGCAGTGGGGTTCGGAACACCGGTCCCTAGGCGACCTAGGTGAAAGTCGCCTAGCGGCATTATACACCTTCCCACGGTTCTCCTTTAAACAATAATGACTCGGCTTCTCTACGTCTGATTAAACCGTCTAGCACTTCACCGCCAGCACGATTCCATCTTTTCATTTGTCGAGGCACTTCTTCAAAATTTCCAGAGTTTAATTCTTTGAGCATGGTTGACTCTTTCAAATTAGCTGGACCAAGGTTGTACGTCCAAGCAACAAGAGCATCGAACTCGTTTTGTTGAAGCTCTGATTCAACATAGTTTTTGACGTAGTCTTCAAATTCAACCAAATCGTCAGCCAACATGGTTTCTGCTTCTTCTTGAGTGCAGGTATCGCCATCAGAAACACCAGCCGTATGGCCATAACCAATAGTGGGTACGTCCGCTGAGCATCTGTACGCGGTCAATTCGCATCCCTCAAAAGACTTGATCAGAGAAATTCCTTCCTGTGATGTTTTTAAATCGTCATTCATCTTTTACACCCTCTTGTTCTTCATCCGACTCTCGATAGTACTTTACTATGCTGAGTACCTGTCTTAAATATCTTTTGACGTCGGCCATGTTTGTTGAAAGATTTTCGTAGCCTTTCGTCGTCAAGGCATACCAGACGTTCGTGGGAGCGTTGCCCTCGTTTAAGTCATCCAAATACTCTTGCATAATTTGAGGGTTTAGTACGGTCCACTCCACCAGTACTGGATCAATCTGGTTCGGGAGCGGAGGATGATATTTAGGCGCCTTCTGGACAACCGTAACCACCTCGACAGGCGTGACCTCCGGTATTTCCCGGCTTGACCCGAAGATGGAGCAGCCACTAGCTAGTAACAGGATCAGGAACAAAAACGTCCTGATCAAACTGGTTTTCATCGGTAATCTGTTTAAGATCATTCAACACTGCCTTCGTACCGCGATTAATAATATTTTGTATCAATTGAGGCTTCCTGATGGACAACACATCTAACGAGTGCCGCGACCACTTTTTTCTAATATCAGTGACCTCGTTCTGCGCTGCCATGTTTTCCTTTTGTAAGCGCTCAACCTGAGCAATCATCAATTCTTGATTTTCTATGGTCTGTTTCAGATTTTGATTTTGCTCTTCAATTGTGGTTTCTAGAGTTTTTTGATTCTGTATTGATTGCTCTAGCCTTATTTGAAACGAGTCCAACTCAGCTTGAGATTTGTCGTAGTACAGCTTAAATGCGCCACACACAACAACTAAAGCAACACCCAAGCCAATACTGATCTTACCCATCACCATTTTTCTCTATTCGCCCAATAAGCTGCTGACATTTTCCCTTTGGCAATATTTTTTGCATGCCTAGCTTTAAAACTTTTACGTCTTGCCTTTTGTGTTGCAGACTCTCCCTTCTTAGGTTTGCCAGCCGTCTTCACGCCCTGTTGACCAAACCGAATGGTTTTGATCTTGTCACCTTCCTTGGCAACAACAATGTGTGATTTCTTAGGGTGATTTGGCGTTCTTTTTGGCTTGTTATATCCAGTTACCCCTGCTCTTTTTAATCTTGGATCTTTCTTAGGCGGCATTATCTTTTCTTCCCTTTGTGCAAACCATGCTTAGCATGCTGTTTCCCTTTTGCTGTTGCAGCTCTTTTCTTTTTGTTAGCTGCCGCAAGCTTTTTTCTGCCTTTCGGGGTCGACTTTAATTTTTTTATGGTGGCAGAAGGCGCATACACTTCGCCGGTCTCAGAAGACTTTTTACCGCTTGGAGTACGCCATTTCTGCTTGGTCCATTTCTTCAAAGATTTTTGAGACTTTTTCAAAGCCATTAGCTTTTGTATCCTCCACCTTTAGCTTTGTATTGCTTTGCCAGCATTTGAGCCTTACGAGCTGACCATTGTCCGGGCTTACCGCCTTTAGATCCGGCCTTGATCTTATTGAACAAAGACTTTCTCATGGATGGCTTCGTATAATTGCCAGCCTCGTTAACGCGAGATTTAGACTTCTTTTTTGCTGCCGGTTTTTTCTTCGGTGGCATACCTACACCAAAAAGTTTATGTTGTTTGAAGCTTTCGCTTGCTGCATTTCGATCCTGCCGTTTTTGGAAATATACAACGTCGTATTTAATTGTTCCACCCTTTGACGACGCTCTTCCCGCTGGGTGGACTCCATTAATTTCTGATAACGAAGCTCTGCTGCTTGCCTCCAAGAAATGTCATTTGTTGGGCTGACTGATCCTATGTCCATTAGATTCCTTTTCCGAATAGCTTGACAACAAGAGTAACGGTAACAACAGCGACCGCTATCGCAAGAATAATTAGAATGCCATACTGGGAAACATCCTTGAGCATCTGTTTCCGACGTTTTTGTTTTTCTATGGCCTCTCGGACACTCTGTTTGTGTCTTTGTTTTTGAGCCTCTAGTTCCTCGAAATACGCATCAATGACGCGAGCCGCATCCGAGTTCATATTGCTGAGTAACCGCAAATTCTCATGGTAGCGATCCAATCTCGCTTTTTGGGCAGCGAGTCTCATGGCCGATTCACCATCAAGGGGAGCGGTTAGCGAGTTGCGCCTTTCAATCTCGTACTTATCAATGCCAGAAGAGATCGCCCCAAGCTGACCAAGAAGCGTCTGGACATTTTTTGTGCCATTCTCAACTTGCTCAAACAGCCCTGATATGGCCGACACCGCCGAAGTAATTGCAACGATACTTTCAAATATCATGGTAAACCTCTACGGTTTACGTGACATATAGGCCGTAGCGCCGAAATAAAGACCTATTATGCTGGCTTGACTAAGGAACAGCATATCACTTAGAGAAGACAAGGTTGAAAGACGTTCTTCTGGTACAAAAGGCAACAAAGGCAGTAATGAATACAAAACCATTGAAGACATTGCAACCCACGCAATCCTGCGCTGGCTGTCTTGCTTTTCTTCTCGGAGATCTAATTCTAACATTTGAGTGGCGCGTTCTAGTTCCTCATCACTAACCGTGCCATCTTGATCGATATCATATTTAGCCCAAACTGAGTTTTCTTGTAGTTTTTTAGGCATTTTCTTTTAACCGCTGCTGTCGATAAAACTCAATGTACTCGTCCCATCGAGCAAATCGTTTTTCTTCCTGTATGTAAAATAAACCGCTATATATGCTCATTTTTAATCCCAAAACTTCTGGTTAGCTGCCGCCATCACCGGCTTACAATACGCTGTTATGTTGTGTTGTTTGATGCCTCCTCTACAACGGACATCACGACAATTATGTTCTATCCAGTATGCAAATTGTTGACATCTATGGATGTCTCGAAACAACATTTGCTCCGAACCTTGCGCCACGTTGCCTTCTATGACGGTTATTAACATAAAAGCTAATATTGCGCCTTGCATCTGTCATAAAAACTTTGCGGCTACTATAGTCGCCACCATGAACGGGTACACTCCCCAAATCATTAATTCTAGTTTTTTAAACTTTTCAGATCCTTCTTCTAAACGCTCTTCAATACGTTCGTACCGTAACGCGCATTCTATTTGGTGAGTTTTTAACTCAGACAAAGCCTGTTCAGATTCGACGT